TGGATGCCAGCCCGCTTCATCACCCGGCCGATGTGCTCGCCGAGATTCGTCGGGCTGATCGCTTGGACGATCGCTTGATACTGAGCAACGCCGTTGCCATAGCGGGTCATGTTTAGCCCGCCGAAGCGCATGCACACAAGGCCCTCGTAGCTCGGCACGTTGCCGCTGCCAACAGCGGCCTCGATGTACGGGTCTGCGCCCTGGAGCTGCTCGCCGGTGTAGAGTTCGAGCGACTCGGCAACATCGGGCACGAGTTGGGGCAAGTCCTGCGAAATCGTGATCGTGGGGCCAGCGGTGGCGGCGGCGAAGGGGTTCGGGCTGCCGGCAAGAAATAGCTGCTTGGCGAATACGGCGATACGGTTCCCCTGCTTGTCGGTGAAGACTTGCTGTAGCGTGACCTCGAACTGGTCCGTGCCAGTAGTGAAGTTGTTCCCAGGATGAGCGAATCCGGAAACCGTCACAGGGTAGCCGATCTGGAGCAAGGCAAGGTTCGGTCCAGACGGCGGAGAAGTCACCCTCAGATAAGCGTACGGTTTGCTGTTGTTCGTCCCAGGGTTAACGGAGGTGGTCGCGCTAATCTGGTTTGAAGCGAGGTTGATATCCGGCGAAAGCTGGAACACCCGCTCGCCGTTGATCCACAGATCCGTGATGATCCCACCCTGCGGCGGCACGTCGCTCGAGAACAGCACCACCACGTCCCGCTTGTAGCGGAACTGCGTCGAATCGGGGCCGGCCTTGCCGCCACCGATCGTTACCTCTTCCTCGACCGGCTCGCCAAGGTAAATCGGCACGCCCTCGATCCGCGCCGTGCCATCGACCCAGCCCATCGGCGCGCCCTCGAAGCTCTGGCCAATCGGCCAATCGTCCACGCGCTGGCCGTCCTGCGCTTCACGCGGGAACAGCGCGGGGAAGATGACCGTCTGGTCAAGGATCGAGCCGGCGACCGACAGGCCAAGGTTGGTCAGAATCGCGCCAGTAAGCGCGCCGCCAGTGAGGCCAGCGGTCGAAGTGCCGAGAGCAGCGACTAGAGCGATGGACGCCATTTGGGCCTCCAGATGGAATGAACGTTGGGCCACCAGGTGGCAATCGAATCGAGCCGCACACGCGAGCATCGGCCGAAGACGTGGACGATGCTCGAATGATCGACCACCACGGCAAGGTGCTTTGGCTCCGAGCCGTTCGTGCGCAGCGCAAGCACGTCGCCCGCGCGCGGCGATTCGACCGGCACGCACGTTGCGAGCAAGCTACGCATCAAGACGAAGGCAGATGGGTCCATGCGATAGGCTTCCTCGTTCTTGATCGTCAGGCCGACAGCTTGCAGCGCGGCGATAACCACGCCCGCGCAATCGAGGCCAAACTGCGGATCCCGGCCTTGATGCTGGAACGGCGCGCCGACAAGGCGCACGGCAGCCGCCGCGATCGCCTCGCCGGTGGCCGCGTCGATCAGTTCGTTGCCGGCTTGATCTGCTCGTCCGTCGTGGGCAGGAACGGCAGGCCTCCGAAGTTGATGTAGTTGCCTAAGCTGTTGCACTTTGCTTGTGTACGGTTGCAGCCAACGATTAGGTCCACTCGGTGGCCGACTTGGAGCGCGAACGGCGGCTGCTGAGCCAGGACAATGAGTTGGTTGGCGTTGTCGTAGGACTGGATGAGCAACTCAATGCCATCGTTCGGCCCGCTGCGGAATATCGCGGAGCCGTAAGCAAACCAGCCGAGCGGCCGAGTGTTGCCAAGATCCTGGACTCGGAAGCTCCGCGGGTCCAGCACGTGCGAGATCGGCGCGTAGTAGTTCGACAGCGGCACGATGTCGAGCTTGCAGGTCAGCGGATCGCCCAAGACCTTCCAGCAGCTCTTCTCTAGGTAGCGCCCGACCTTGCGCTTGAGCCGCGAGCCGATGCCGCCGCATTGCGCTTGCCAAATGGCGCCGTCCTGCTTGGTTGCTTCGACCCACGTGCGGTTGACTTCGAGCGCGCCAAGGAACGGAAAGCGGAAGTCCACCAGAATCTCCAACACCTCGGCGCCGCGGTATCGCCCGGCCCTTAGGTCGGCCTCGGTGATGAGGTCGGAGGTGATGGCGCCTTGCGTGTCTAGGCTGGTCTCGGCCAGGCCGGCGCGCGAAATCGCGGCCGAGGCGTTGGCCGATTGCGTCGGCAGATACTGCTCGCCGTCGAACTCGATCGGCGCAGAGTGCTCGGTGAGGCGAATCACCACGCCATCCCGGCGCGCGATCCGGTAGAGCCGCGCGTGCCGGTGCGCGAAGGTGGCCAGCAGCTCGTCCCGCAGACTCTTGGGCGCCAGGGTCACCATGCCGCCTCCAGTGCGCGCCGCGGCTCGACCGCGGGCAGCCCAGGCGCCTCGTGGACCTGCACCAGCCAGCTCTCGCGCCAGGAATCAGCCCCGGGCGCCGCGAGCTCCTGGACGCGCCCGCGCATCGGTGCCGGCAGCGCGGCGATAGCCTGCTCGATCTCCTGGGCCGGCAGCATCCCACGGGCAGCGGCCGCGCGCACGCTGCGAGCCAGCCTGGCGATGCCATCCTCAGCCTCGAGCTGGGCAACGGCTCGATCGTCTAGGCGCTCGGGCAGCATCAGGCGAACAGCCCGCGCCCGCGCTTCCAGATGCGCTAGGATCGACGCCAGCTCCTGGGCATGCCTCTCAGCCTCCTGAGCGGCCAGGCGCAGCCCGCGCGCGCGCAGGGGCCTCAGCGTGAGCGCCGCCCACAGGGCGCCCCGGCGATGGCCCTCGGCCGCAATCGCCTGGTCCCGGATCGCCCCGCGGCGAGCGTCGATCTCCCGGAGGATCTGGCGGTACAGGCCCCACGGCGTGGCCGCCTGCGGCAGCAGGACGACCTGATCGACCTCCCAGGCAGAGTTCATCCGCCGGAGGTCCTGGAGCATCTCTGCGAGCGTGTGGCTGGTCATGCCTGGCTCCTCCCCGAGGTGCCATGTTGGGAGATACCCGTCCGCGGAGCCGGCGCGCTAGGCTCAGCCCTCCAGGTTTCCAGCGGCCCGTAACTCCAGGCAGCGGAGATGGGATTGCTCAGGCCGCCTGCGGCGAAGTAGACCCGGCCGCCGACGCCAGGTCCGGCCCCCGCGGCGCGCGCCACAACAGCGGGCGCAGACGGGAGCGAGCGCCAGCCCTCGACCGGAGAGGCCGACAGCTCCCAGGCCTGCCGCGATCCATCGGCGAGGTCGGTCCCCTGCCACTGATGCCGGCCGCCCAGGAACACCCGGCAGCCGACGCCCTGGTCCGAGACGTAGGCCGCGCTGGAGACCCCGATCGCCGTGCCGCTCGGCCGATGCGGCGCGAGGCCCCAGGCATCGAGTCCAGACTGGTAACGCTGCACCAGCGATGCATCCTGCCCCATGGCGCCGCCGGACAGGTAACCGAACGGCAGCGGCGCGCCGCCGAGTCGTCCCCCGGTGTGCGAGACCCGCGCCTGCAACGAGGTCGAGCGCTCAGTCCATGCGCCGAAGCCGGCCGTCGCCAGGAACTCCCTGAGTTTGCCGCTCTGCCCCACCCCGCCGTGGACATAGCCCAGCGCGTTGGCGTCCCACGATGCCCCGCCGGTGATTGCAGCGGGCAGCGCCGTCATGGTGCCCCAGGTGTCGAGCAGGTAGCGCTCGGCGCTGCTTAGCGGCCCGTCTCCCCCGCACACGAAGTGCCAATCCTGGCCGCTTGCCGGCAGAGCGAATGCATGCGCCTCTGCGCGATTCGTCGGCGCAGCGGGGAGATTGCGCCACGACGCGAGGCCCGCATCAAAACGGAAAGCCTGGTTGTTCGGCGCAGCAGCACCGTCAATGCCGTGCGAGAACACCAGCCCCGGCGTGCTATCGAGCGCCTTGGCGTCGGTGTAGTCGCCCACCTGATAGACCCAGCGCGGCGCCCCGCCTTGGTAGCCGGCGAAGCTGACGCTGAGCCACTGGCCGGCCGATGCCGTGCCTTCCTCGACTAGCTCGCCCTCCTGGAACAGCATGAGCTGCTCGGCCCCGTCGCGCACGACGAAAGGCGAGACCGTGCCGCGGGTCTGAGATTGCAGCACGGTATCGAAGCCGGTCACGTTGTCGCGGAGTTCGAAGTCGCCCGCGGCGTTGATTGGTTGAAGCAGCACCACGACTCCGCCGCCGAAGTCCACGGGCAGGGCCGGGGGCTCGAAAACGACGTTGCCGAAGCTCAGCGAGCCGTTGCGGACGAAGATACGCCAGTGCTCCAGACCAGGCGCCAAGTCTTGCGGATCCGGCAGCACAAGCGGAATCTCGCCGCCGCCGCAGTCCACGTCAACGAATCGCCGCCCGGGGATGACCACCAGATCATCCCGCCCAGAGACGATCATCCACCCGCCGTAGTATTCGCCGGCTTTCATCGGGCAAACACCCAGCGTTTTTGCCCCGACGCCAACTGGCCCAAATACACCTGATAGGTCGTCAGCCCGGGGATAGTCTGCACAAGAGTGCCGCTTGCGTCGCGGATTGCCAGCAAATCAGAGGTCTGATTCGACAGCGCAAACAGAGGCCCGCCCAGCTTGAGCCCGGATGCGTTAGGCAGTCGCCAGCCGGCGCCGTTGCTTACGCTGCCCGAAATGATCCACAGCCGCGCGACAAGCGGCGAGACCTGGATGTCCGCCCCAGGGTTAAACGACTCTTGAGCCTGCCCGTACAAGTAGCCGGCAGGCGTCTGATAGTCGGCCCGGTCTTCGATCATCGGCACCTGCACGCGATGGTCGTTGAACTGGGCAAAGCTGATCGACAGCAGCCGGTCAGCTTCGGGGGCAAAGAAGACCGGCACGTCGAATTGGAAGCCCGCGCGTACGGCCGCGCCATTCGCCGGAGGCGTGGACAGCGTGACCTTGCCAGTGGTCGTGTCGAGGGTAAAGCCCGAGGTCGTCACGCCGGCGACAGACACAAGCACAGAACCGGATGCCGGCTTGCGAATCGTCCGCTCCCACTCGTAATCCGTGGCCGGGTTGTAGCGCTTGACCAACTGAAACTCGGTGTTGGAGCCGTCCCCGTAGCCGAGCAGCACGTCGCCAGCGGAAGGCGCGCCCCGGTCATTGGCGCCCGTCGAATAGTCGCCGGGGTCCT